GGGCGTGTACCGAGACGACGTATACGTAGGAGAGGCCGCCGCCGATGAAGAGATCGAGTTTGATCCGCAGGTTGACTCACGACCCAAGGGCCGTGTACGACTCACCAAGTACTACGGCAAAGTACCCCGCGACTACCTCGAAGCAGAAGGCGTGGATCTGGACGGAGTCGAGCCCGGCCACTACGTGGAAGCGGTGGTCGTCATCGCTAACGAAAGCGATATACTGAAGGCTATGCCCTCACCCTACATGTGTCAGGACCGACCCGTCGTGGCATTCCAATGGGACATCGTCCCTAACATATTCTGGGGACGTGGTGTCTGCGAGAAAGGCTACCACTCTCAGAAGGCACTTGATGCCGAACTCCGAGCACGCATCGACGCGCTCGCTCTTACGACCCACCCGATGATGGCTGTTGACGCTACACGTATCCCGCGTGGTCACAAGCTGGAAGTGCGTCCGGGTCGTATGCTCCTGACCAACGGTGACCCCCGCGAGTCTATCCAACCGTTCAACTTCGGTCAGCTGAATGCCATCACCTTCCAGCAGGGCGCCGCCCTACAGCAGATGGTAAGTCAGGCTACTGGTGCCTCTGATGGCTCACAGCCCGTTGCGCAGAACGACGTCACTGCCGCGGGTATGTCCATGGGACAGGGTGGACTCATCAAGCGCCAGAAGCGTACTCTTGTTAACTTCCAAGAGAACTTCCTAATCCCCTTCGTCAAGAAGGCGGCCTTCCGGTACATGCAGTTCAACCCGGAAGAGTATCCCATCGGTGATTACAACTTCATTCCGTTCTCGTCACTGGGCGCTATGGCCCGCGAGTACGAGGTGAGCCAGTTGTCGCAGATCCTTCAGGTAGTCCCGCCAGACTCCCCAGCGCATGGCGCTATCGTGAAGGGCATCATCGACCACCTCAACGTGACCAACCGTGAGGAACTCATTGCCGCAATCGAGCAGGCCAACCAGCCCGATCCGGCGGCGCAGAAGCAAGCACAAGAAGCGGCACAGATGCAGATGGCTGTTACTCAGGGACAGGTACAGCTTCTGAACGCACAGGCCGCAGAGAGTCAGAGCAGAGCGCAGAAGTACAACACGGAAGCGCAACTCGCCCCGACGGAGATGATGCTGAAGCACGCAGACTCCAACCAAGACGGTGAGATCGACAAGGACTTTGAGCAGAGACTCAAGCTGGCGGACCTCCTCCTCCGAGAGCGCCAGATAGAACAGCAGGAGAACGCACAGGCCGACGCCCGGAAAGCTCAGGTAGAGCAGGAACTCGCGGCGGCCCTCAATCAACAAACACCGGAGCTATAAATGACACTCGATCTATCAACATACGAGCGCGGCTACTATGGTTACATGAACCAAGAAGTACGCGATGCGCTCGGAGAACTCCAAGACGGCGGCGCTATCCGCGCTGTCGTTAACACTGCGGCTCAGTTGGCGTCCATCGCTGACCCAGAGCCTCGTCACCTCGCAGTCGTTATCGACGAGCAACAGCTCTACGCGTGGAACGAGGCGGGCGGTAGCTGGCTCGCTATCGGTGCCAGCCAGACTGTCCTCCAACAGCTTATCGACGGTTCGTTCGACGGTGGTGTTACCACACTGCTGTCTAGCAATCCGTACGTGTACGCTGACGGCGCCGCTGGTGTACCTGATCCCCTGAACGGCACGTCCGGCTGGTACTTCAAGAACACCTCCGACGTGACCAACAAGATCAACTGGTACTACGCGTCCAACACTAACCCTGCGGTCTCCATGACGCTGACTAACTTCACTGCACAGTACGCTGTCGTTGACGTACGCGCTGGCGGCGCTCCGTACTTCGTAGTCTACACCAAGCCCACGGGAACAGGCGACGCGGCCAGCTGGTACAAGTCTCGCTTGGTATACAGCCCCGCTGGTCTGGACCTGTCGGCCTACATCGGTCAGGTTATCTTCCTGCACTGGGGCGTAGACACTGGCGACTTCCCGACCCTGCCGCGCGTTGCTTGCACGCTGGACACGTTCAGCTCTAACGGCACGCAAGATCCCGCTGAGGAGATCCTGTTCGCTAACCTGAGCACGTCTACGGGCTACGCCGCAGGCCACTATGAGTTCGTCGTGTCTGACCTCGGCTTCGAGTTCAACAGCGCTGACGTACAGTACAGCCTGTCTGCACCTGCTCCTACGGGCGGCGCTCCGGCTACGCTGGACGATGCGTTCATCCGCCTCGACGGCGTCAACGACTTCGTATCGCTGACCGGTACGGGCTCTGTGCTGGACTTCACAGCCACGTGGACTATCGGTCTGGAGCTCACTGAACTCCCGGCTGTCACCACGGACAACAGCTTCTGGTGCTTCGCACGCTCTGGTAACAACGGTCTGTCGCTCCGCAAGGGTGGCACCAACTGGGGCTTCTACGCGGCACAGAACCAGTACAGCGTTGCTCAGGCTAACACTTGGTACGCTCCTTCAGCGGGATCACGCATCCTCGTTGAGTGTGACGGCACCAAGCTCAGCTACTGGCTGGACGGAGTTCGTCGCTCGCACACCACGATGAACGCCACCTACCGCGACGGTACGGACCACGTTGTCAACTCTCTGGAGATCGGCAAGGGCGGTATCCCGTTCGCACAGGGTACGTTCCAGTACGCTGAGGGCGGCTTCGACAACCTCATGGTAACCTACAACATCCTGTCGGCGGCCGAGAAGGCTGAGTTCTTCGCCGGTGGTGATGTCACACAGCACAGCTACTACGCCGCCGCACGGGATGCAGTCCCATTCGGCGAGGGGACATTCCCCAACGTAACTGGTGAGAAGGCCAACATCACTGGCTCTCTCGTTAACGGAACATCTGAAGACTTCGTGGAGCGTACATAATGAGCAGACACACTAACTACTTCGTTGTACGCAACGTAGCATCACTCGGCACTGGCACGCAGGTAGCCTCAGGAACCATCACCGGCTCTCCTGCGCTGACGTTCGGCGGCGAGCCGACCAACGGTGACTACATCCTCGTCAAGACTCCAGAAGACGGTACGGCCCCCACAGGGGCTTCCGTCACGGAGCTGAGCGCGGATGAGGCCCGACTGGCTGTACAGTCCGGGTTGTTCACTGGCGGCATGCCCACTCCTGAGTTCGCTCTGGCTGAGAAGACACAGGCGGATGCCCTACGTGCGGCGTTCGTTGCGGCACAGGACGCACTCCCTGCGGCCACCGCTGACGCACTCCTCACGGTATTAGAACCCACCAACCTCGCGTTGTCTGCTGGTTCTATCACGATTGGCTACCTGCGCTTCAATGCGTCCGGTGCGGATCAGGCTACCAAGGACCAGTTTAACCCACTGTTCGAGGAATACTTCAAGCGATTCCCAAGGAGCTTAGGCTAATGGCACACTGTAACAAAGGCAAATGCGGCTGTAAGGGCGGCAAGAAGTGCAACTGCGGCGGCGGAGGCTACAAGTAATGCCGGCCCGTAAGAGTGGACCAGCGAAGGGTAAGGCTAAGGTCAAGCGTACGGCCAGCGGTAAGAAGGTCAGCTACGGCCAGAAGGGAGCCAAGGTCAAGCCGGGTACTAAGAAGGGTGACAGCTACTGCGCCCGTAGTGCCGGCCAGATGAAGTCGCACAGCAAGGCGGCCAAGGACCCCAATAGCCCCCTACGGCTGTCCCGCAAGCGCTGGAAGTGCAAAGGAAGCAAGAGTACTAAGTGATGAAAGTAATGCTCATACTGATCCTCATGGCGAACGGCCAGTGGTCATACCACGAGGTCGCGGCTAAGTCCTGCGAACGTACCGCCAGCGTAGTGGCACGCAAGCTGGAAGCCAAGCAAGAGATACAGTCAGTGTGGACATCATGCGTCACTAGATATAAGTCTTGACAACGGTTGCATCCTGTGCTATACTATGGGGGTCCCTCGCTAGTCCGGAGGGATTCCCATCACATGGCCTCAAGGAGACAACCATGCACGCACCTGTAACACAAGAGAAGTTCGACGAGTTAGTCGCATCCACCACCAAGTACCTTCAATCTCTAATGGACAAGACGGCAGATTTGGAAGCCCGTATTGCCAAGCTGGAGAAGAAGAGGGAGGTACGTAAAGATGGATGATAAGTACTTTGACGACGCCCGTACCATGTTCCTGACGGACGGTTGGAAGACATTCCTAGCGGAACTGGACGAAGCAATCAACGCCTGTACGCTCGAATCGTGTAGCACCACGGACGAGTTCTGGCAGATGAAAGGTCGGATATTAACACTGCGACAACTAGCCGGGTACGAGAACCTAGTGCTGGCCGCAGAATCGCAAAAGGAGGACGACGATGCCTAAGAAGCCATGCTGTTCAGACTGCGCTAAGAAGCGTAAGGCTAAGGCAAAGGCTAAGCCGGTACGGAAGCCTAAGCGATGAGTCACAAACTATTTGATGCCCGCTGTAATAAGTGCGGGATAGTAGAAGAGATGTTCGGGGAACTCGACGATACCTTCCGGTGCGCCCAAGACGGGTGTGACGGGGTCCTCGAACGTATCATAAGTCCTGTTCGGTTTACGCTTGAGGGCGTATCTGGGGATTTCCCCGGTGCGGCCATGAAGTGGGCCAAGGACAGGGCTAAGCGGGGCGGCAACTCCTAAGCCGGGAATCGCCCTTACTACCAACATTCCTCCCTTCGGGGATAAAGGAGTTTAATGATATGGCTAACATTGTAGATGCTGAAGATTTCAAACGTGAGGCAACCGTAATCGAAGACGGTGAGGAAACCACCACGGAATTTGCAACCCTTGAGGAGACGCCCGAAGAGGCCCCACAGGAAGACGCAGAGCCCGTAGCGGAGGAAGCACCAGAGTCTAGCGAGGACGATCTCCCCGAGAAATACCGAGGCAAAAGTGCTAGTGACATTGCACGGATGCACCAAGAGCTGGAGAAGCGTTTA